AACTTCTGGTGCAACTTCTGGTGCAACTTCTATTGAAACTTCTGGCACAACTTCTGGTGCAACTTCTTCTAGTGGTTCTGGCACAACTTCAGGCACAACTTCTGGTGCAACTTCTGGTGCAACTTCTGGTGCAACTTCTATTGAAACTTCTGGCACAACTTCTGGTGCAACTTCTTCTAGTGGTTCTGGCACAACTTCAGGCACAACTTCTGGTGCAACTTCTGTTAATACTTCTTCTAGTGGTTCTGGTATAACTTCTGGCACAACTTCTGTTAATATTTCTTCTGCTGGTTCTGGTACAAGTTCTGGCACAACTTCATGCACAACTTCTGATACAACTTCTGTTAATACTTCTTCTAGTGGTTCTGATACAACTTCTGGCACAACTTCTGATACAGCTTCTGGCACAACTTCTGATACAACTTCTGGCACAACTTCTGATACAACTTCTGGAGCAACTTCTGGAGCAACTTCAGGCACAACTTCTGTTGAAACTTCTTCTAGTGGTTCTGGTATAACTTCTTGCACAACTTCTGTTATAACTTCTGATACAACTTCTGTTAATACTTCTGGTACAATTTCTGGTGCAATTTCTGGTGCAATTTCTGGTGCAATTTCTGGTGCAACTTCTGATACAACTTCTGATACAACTTCTGATACAACTTCTGATACAACTTCTATTGAAACTTCTGGCACAACTTCTATTGAAACTTCTGGCACAACTTCTGTTAATGCTTCTTCATGTGGTTCTGGTGCAACTTCTGTTAAAGCTTCTTCTGGTAGTTGTGATACAACTTCTTCTATAACTTTTTCTTGAGTTTCTAGAGTAGTTTCATTATCTAAAATAAGTGGTTCGCTCATATTTTATAATACAAAAATATTATTTTAAGTTTTATTTTAAATAATACTTAAAATAATAAAAAATTATTTATTTACTTTCGAACTCTAAATATAGCAATTTGTTCTTGAGAATTATCTGAACCACCAAACTTTGCATCAGAATATGTCTTGTTTAGTGCTTGTAATTTTTTAAATCTAATATAGTCTGAACCAGCATAAACAAATTTAGGATTTCCAGAATACATAGCATTTCCTTTTTGTCCTGATATACTATCACCTCGTGCCTGTAATCTTGATAAATTATTTCCACCTACTTGGTTGGATTCTCTTCCATATAATATATTTGTTTCTTCAATACTATTTGTTATAACATCTCCAGCATTAAAAGCTGTTCTGAATGGTCCTAAAATATTTCTATTATAATTTAATGGTGAACTATTTAGACCGCTATTTCTCATATTACCAAATGCTTTTGTTAAATATTTACGTGATAAAGCTCTATCGTTTCCTCCATCCATTACTCCAAACATTAAAGGTGATATTCCGTTAAATCCACTCATAATTACTATAATGTTATATAAAAATATATAAAAATATATAAAAATATATAAAAAATAAAAATAAAAATAAATACTAAATAAATACTAAATAAATACTAAATAAATACTAAATAAATACTAAATAAATACTAAATAAATACTAAATAAATACTAAATAAATACTAAATAAATAGTAGCTATTTTTATTCTTATTTCTTATTATTCACATAAAATGCGCGGAGCAATATTCATAGTAATTAATTCTTGAAACATTAGTTTACATGCATACGGAATTTCAATATATTTAAAATCACTTCTATTTGAGCACATATTACAATAGTGAATATGTTCTTTATTATTAAAAGCAGCAATAGAACCACATTTTGAGCAAATAAACGTGCTATATGCATCTGATGCATCAAATATTCTACCTTTTGTAAATCGCGATGCACCGTGTGAAATCATACAGTCTCGTTCCATTTCACCAAATCTTAAACCTCCATCGCGTGCACGACCTTCTGCTGGTTGCCGTGTCAAATTTACCATAGGACCAATAGAACGACTATGTTGTTTATCATTTACCATATGTTTAAGACGTTGATAAAATGCGGGTCCAATAAATATGCTCATAGTTAGTTGTTCACCAGTTAATGCATTATACATTAGCTCATTTCCTTTTGATTCATAACCCAAATCATTTAGTTTATCAATAATACTGGAAATTTCAAATTCACCAAAACTTGTTCCATCACCAAATAAACCTAATTGTAATAATACTTTGCCTAATAGTGTTTCTTTTAATTGTGCAATTGTCATGCGACTAGGAATAGCATGAGGATTAATAATAATATCTGGTTTTAATCCGTCTGCTGTGAATGGCATGTCTTCTTCTGGAATAATATTACCAATAGTGCCTTTTTGGCCATGTCGACTTGAAAACTTATCACCAATTACTGGTTTGCGATAATTTCGAATACGAACTTTGCAAAAATTGTAGCCATCTCCGTTTGTTTCAATATAATTTTTATCAACATAACTTTCTTCATGTGTCCTAAATGAAATGCTTTCATCGCTATATTTCATCGTTTTTGTAAAATCATTTTTATTTTCTTTGATTGGCAATACTTTTCCAATAATAATATCTCTGTCTTCTAATAATGTATTTTCTTTAATAATTCCATTTGAATCTAACTTATCATAATTAGCAAATTTCATATTTTTTGTATTACTTTTATCTGGTTTACACCTAACTTCTTCATTTCCAAATAGTTTTTTATCTTCATCTTTTTCTGTGTGATAAATTGTAGCTAAAAATAGTCCTCTATCAATCGAACCTTTATTAAATAATAGCGAATCTTCTTGATTATATCCGCTATGACTAGCAATAGCAACTATTACTTGTTGGCCAGATGGAATATTATTTAGTTTAATAATATTCATTACTCGTGTTTCAACAAGTGGCCGCATAGGATATGTTAAAACATATGCAGTTTTATCCATTCTATTATCAAAGTTGGTTACATATACTCCAATTGCTTGTTTACCCATAGCACTATTATGTGTCATAAACCCACCTTTAATAAAGAAGCTATGATTTTCGGATTGTGTAGTAATATCCGAAATAAGAACATTTGATATTTTAGTCTTACTTAATAATGGAATAAATAATGCATCATTAATAATTTTGCATTTATTGACAAATAAATCAATAGTTATAGATGCATCATAATATTTGTATTGTTTATATGTTAAATATTCAACAATTAATGCACTCCTAGTATTTTTATAGTTATTATATTTATAGCCAATTATGCTATTATTTTTAATGAGATTAGTTTCATCATTATTGATTTGTAATCCAATTTCATTATAATCCATTAAATAAATGTTATTTGTCAACTCTTTTTTAATATCTTGATTTCTATAAAATTGTGTATTTCCGATTCCAAAATAACTAAATAATTGCGAAATTGAATAAATCAGCTTTACTAAGTCTTGCTTTAAACTAGTATTTTTACAAAAGATGAGTGGTTCAATATAATATTTAACACAACCATCTTCATTACAATATAAAATAGAACTGCCACATCCACCCTGAATTCCTGCTAAAAATTCCCGTTTTACTAAATCAGACCCTTCTTTAATCCACTCAGGAATATCTTCATAATATACTAATGAATTATTTAATCCTAATACTAGCAATAAGCATGCAAAAGCACCTTTATAATACACAGTAAAATCGCTATTTAGTTTAGTATTGTTTTCTGGTGAATTAGCTGTTTTGCTTTTTGTTTTAGCAAATCCTAATTCTTCAACATCTAGCTCAAAAAGTTCAATATCGCAAATGCTTTTAAAAGTTAGTGCAATAATAAATGTGTTATTATAATCGTCATATGAAAGCTTACTATTTGTTAAGGCATATCCTATAATCCGTGCTAAAATTGGCAGTTTAGGATTATTATTATATAATGGCATTAGTCCATGTTTTGTTAAAATATTAGTATATTTAGCACAAAGACTTTCATTAACTCTCAAATTAACAAGGCATGACTTAAATAATTTGCTATCACAAATTAGTTCTTTGTTAGCAGGAATATTTGATAATACACTAACATCGGGTTTAATACCAAGTAAATCGGTGTCAATTAGTAAGTCGTTTACTTCTTTCCACCCACAATATGTCATAAATTTATGATCAAATGTTGCACTAAATGATTTACCAGAATATGTTGTTACATTATACATCTGTTTTTCGGTTGGTCTAACATATTGATTAATTACCTTAGTAAAACTTGTTTTCATAGTTTTTGGATCAAATGTTTGAACGCAATCATAAACATTTATGTCTTTAATTAGCTTATAACTATTATCTTTCATTAATACAGGAGTATTAACATCTAAACACTGATATGTATTTCTAGGAGATTGATTAGAATCAGGAAACGGGATACATGATGCTAAAATTCCAAATATTGTGCTTGGATGGATTTCACAGTGACTATAGTGATAAATAGCATCGTTATTGTTATTACTAGCATTTGTTAATTCACTCATTTTCATCGCGATTAAAGCATTATTTTGTTCATATGAGTCAACATATTCGATGATTGAATCTTCGACTTTAATGCTAATTAATAAATCATCCCAACTAAGTTCGCCACAACGCACTTGGTTTACAATAGCAGAGTTATAAATAGGTTTGTTATTTTTAATTTTTAAAAGCGGCCGGCAAATACGTCCAGCATCATTACAAACGCGGATTTCTTTTAATTTACTATTAAAGATAATAGAAATGTAAATGTTAATAATGCCTTTATACTTTTTATCTTTTAAATTGGCAATTACTTCTTTTGGTTCTTTTGTTATGCCTACCCATGTTCCATTAATAAATACTTTCACGTAATCATACAACTCTTTATATGAGCCGTTATAATTATCAAGCGATTCAATTATCGGCAAAATGTATTCGTATAATCCGGAACTATTTGAATTAATTGTAATGTGTGCTAAATATGCCAAGTTTTTCACAATACCGATAGATTGACCTTCTGGTGTTTCGGCTGGACATAAAAATCCCCACGTTGAATTGTGCAGACGACGAGGAGGAACTAATTTGCCGCTTTTGTCAATAGGTGTATTAATACGGCGCAAATGACTTAAGCTAGAAATATATGTTAAACGATTTAGCACTTGTGCAACACCTACTTTATTACTGTTTACTTGTTTAATACCAAAATCACCAGTTGCTAATGCTCTTTTAATACCATTTTCAATTGTAGTAGACTTAATAATTTTATAAATATTTGTTTTTGTAATAATATTTTCATAATCATCTGTTGATTTCCAAGAACCATTATTAATTTCCCGAATAATTTGTTTTTTCATATCTTTAACAAGTTTATTAAAATAATTTCTCAGTAAATTATTTAATAATGATCCAGTTAAATCAATCCGCTTATTAACATATGAGTCACGGTCGTCTTCTTCTAACCATCCAAAAGAAGTTTGCAGTAAAATATTTGTCATATATCCAAGCATGTGAATTTTTTGTTTTTCGGTTTTACAATGTGGAAATATGTCATTATTTAATACTTCGATTGCAAAATTGTATTTTTTCTTTGAACCCGTTTCTTTATCCATATTCATCGGAGTATAAATCACATTATTAACAATATGTTTAATTGCACATTCTTGCGTCATAATCTTATTTGCATCAATAATTGATCCCCTTAAAGCTTCTAACATTTTCTTCATATTGTTATTTTCAATATTTAACACGACTAACTCGCAAATTTCTTTATCGCTAATAATATTGAAAGCTCTGAAAATTACAAACAAAGGAATTGGAATTTTAATACGAGGAATTTGTAAATAAAGCGGAAAACCAAACCCATTATTTTTTGATGCCATAAAAATAGTAATTTGTTTTGGAGATATACATTTCCAATCGGGAATACATTTCATTTCAGCCATCCATGACCATTTATTATTATTTTTCTCAATATTATGACAATAAATTTGGTTTTCAGCCGCGCGTTCTTGGCCGATGCAAGTTTTCTCGGAACCATTTATAATAAAATATCCCCCTGGATCCATATAACATTCCCCTGTTTCATTATGATCTAAATGTTTATATTGATTTAATACGCATAAGTCCGACTTTAACATAATCGGAATTTTTCCAATATGTATATTTTTAATCTTCTTTTGAAAATTCAAAACATTTTTATAATTTTCACCATTACGCACAGTATATTTAATATCTAAATCAATTGTCATAGCTGACGAATATGAGAAATTACGCAAACGAGCTTCTTGTGGAAACATAATCTTTGTTGAACCATTATTTTCATAAATTTGAGGACGATAAATGCAAAGATTTTCAAAGTTTATTTCAATTTCAAGTCTATGCATGTTTAGCTCTTTAATATAATCATGATCTGAACTAATAAGTAATGGATTAAACATTTCAATAGTATTTTGTATTTGATTATTTACAAAATAATTATAGGATTCTAATTGATGCTTTACTAATTGCTTCAAATGTTTTTGTTTAAAATATGATTCAATAAAAATCCATGGAATTTCAGAATCATTACACTCGTTAGTGGAAGTCATAATATTATTTGTTAAATTATCTTTAATTTATAATCAATTTTAAAAATTATTTAAAAAGAAATAATTTAATATATTTTAAATAATTTTTAAATATTAGATTATTATGTTTATTAATTGATTTTTAAATATTAGATTATTATTATTATGTCTACTCAAAAAATATTAACAATTAACCCTGATGCTTTTAAATTTCCAAGCAAAAGAAAAACATTTAAAGAGAGAAAAATTAAACCAGTCCAAAATGCTAATCAAGCGTTAAAATCTAATAAATTAAAAAAGGAGCTGTTAAAGAAAGTGAAAGATTATCAGAAAAATAAAGAAGTTGAAAAAATGACCGATTCTAAACTGTTAGAAGCACAGGCACCTAATTTATTTGATGCAAATAGCACAGAAAATAGCGATTTTGAGAGAGAGTTTAATAAATCTCTCACTTTTTTACATGATTTATCAAAAAAGAATAAAGAAAAGAAGAAAAAGAAGACACTTAAAGTATCAAATCTTGATGTTCATATTGATATACCATCAGACAACTTAATATATACAACAAATAAAGAACCAAACTATGGTTGTTTAAAAAATGGTTCAAAACCAACATTTAGAGATTTAGTAAAAACCAAGAAAAATAATAATTGTAATAAAGACAGATTGCAAATTGTTCTTGAAAAAAATAAATATTATGATCATGCTGCATTTTATAACAAATATAATAATGAAGATGCTATACCTTGTATAGCAGTAGAAGAGCCAATAGCGCCTAATAATCCTCAAATAATTAATGAAAGCACAAATAATACAACTCTCTCAAATAATGAAAATAAAGAGTCTGATTTTATTGCTATATTTGACAATAAAAACAAAGTTTTGAATGCTATTGATAGAACATTAAATAATGAGAAAAAAGAAGGATCAAATAGTGAGGCTAATAAAAACAATAAACATATTAGTTATAATTTTGATAATCCAAAAGAATTAAATGTTAATACTGATTGTCTTAATGAGCCTAAAGCTAAAGGTGAAGCTAATGATGAGCCTAAAGCTAAAGGTGAACCTGATGCAGAAGTTAAAACCGAAGAGTTTAAATATAATGAAGCTATTAATATTCCAAAACTGTGCATTACAACAAAAACGTATAAATACAAATTAGGAAGAAATAAAGAAAAAAGGCAAATAGGAGTATTAATAAAAAATAGGGATACACAAAAAAGAATAAAAAAAGAAGTAGAAAATTTGAAACAACAAGATATTCAAACCATTAAAAACTATTTGCGTGAAAAAGGGCTAATAAAGCTTGGCTCACAAGCCCCAACTGCTATATTACGTAAAATGTATGAAGATAGTATATTGTCTGGTGAAATTAACAATAATAATTCCAATAATTTAGTATTTAATTATTTAAATAATTGAATTTTATGTTTACTATATAATAATTTAAACATTATTAATAACATAAATAATGATAAACCCAAATAATATGTTTTAACTAGTGTTGTATCATTAAAATTAATACTATCAATAATATTATCAATATTTGATGGGTATATAAGTTTATCGCTATTTTGATCTATAATATTTTTATTAATAATATTTATATCATTTTGTATTTCTTCCATATTTTTAAAACCGTTTCCGCTAAGACATGTATTAGTTATTTGACTAGGAAGTGGATAATTAGGCTTAACAAAACCCGATACAAAATCTTCTGCTTTAAAATCTCGCAAATCATTAAGTGAAAAAAATAAGCCATCTGGACTGTCGCCGCTGTAATTATAAGGTGAATCTTTGCCGGACATACTATGACAAGCCATTTTTGCTTCTGCACAATATGGTTTACTAGGTTCTGTAAATGAACCAGCAACATTAACAATATTTGTTCCTAATGTGGTAATGTTTCCTGCTATTGCTGGAATTAAACCATTACCGATAGCAACCGGCTGACCACCGGTCAAAAAGGAGCTTCCGTCACTCACATTATTTACATATTTATGTAATATTTTTTCTACAGGTTTATTATCCGGACCACAAACTACGCTTTTTGTATTTATATCTACTTGAAGACATTTTAAACCAGTTTTTAAAACATATCTATTTCCAATTAGCGGTTTTTGTGTAGTTGCTTGTATACACTCCGTGCTAGTTTTATTATCTGGTCTTACTATTAAATAGTCTATATAATGTGTTAATTCTGTAAAAACATTACCAACATTTCTCATACCAAGAGGAGTAGGTTGTTCCATTAGATCCGCTCTCGGTGGGGCAATACAAAATCTATAATTATGTGTAAGCCCTCCCATAGCGTCCACAACACATCTGGCGTTATCGGTTTTTTCTAAGTGAGTTAATGCTGGCATATTATATATAATATTATATATAATATTATATATTTATAATAATAAACAATAATCAAAAACTAAAAATCATCTAATATACATTTAATTTTGAATTAAGTTTTGATGTCATTTTAGGATCTGCTTTTTTGCTAGAATTCATTTTTTTATTTAAATTATTAATTGCTTCTCCTCCGCCTGCCTCCATATGTGTAGTTGGAAAATAATATTTGGCACCACAAGACATAAAATTCGCTGCTGTTGGAAATAAACAAGCTTGATATTCCCGAATTTGTCTTTGTAATTCAGCAGCCCTACGAGCATTACGAGCGCGCTCTCGCTGACCAAAATCTTCAATAATTTTGCTATTTGTTTTAGTAAATAGTGAAATAATAGACATAAAAAAAACTGCTATAAAAAGTAGTAAAAAAGACTTTTTTACAGCATCTAATAGACTAAAATTATGTAAAATAGTATATTTAAGATTATTACTTTTCATTATATAATAATTATATAATAGCTATATAATGAAAAGTAATAAATTAAAATATAATAAAATATATTAAAATATATTAAAATATAATTAAAATATATTTTAAAATATATTATTAATATTATATATTATTAATATAATATTATGAATCTGAAAATTTTAAGCTATTATCAATCGTGGAAAGATTTAAAAAATAACAAATTAACAATTGTCCCTAAAAATATAAAAAATGACAACTCAACGTTTATTAAAGATTATGTTCCATGGAATGATAGTTGTGCTGTTAAAAAATATAAGTTTCACGCAAATCCAATTAAACATTATAGAAAACAATATACAAATATTAATTCTTCTGATTCTACTTTTAGCAAATCATCTATGATTGGTATATTAGATAGACCAGGATGTACCATTAATTCACTAATAGATGAAAATGACTGTACTAGCATCAATAATAATAATTTAAATCATAATATTATAACCCACTTTAATACTTTAAATGATTGTAAAAATAATAGTAGCGATCGTTATGTAGATCCCAGTACAAACAAAATATATTGCACCTCACTAAATCCGGCTGCATTAGTAATTAAAACAGCAACAACAGTTTTATCACAAAATTATAGTTCTTCTCATAGAGAATATTTATATAACAAATGCAAAACTTTTAATCAAAATTTGCCGTTACAAAATGATATAGCTATTAATAATGGCACACGAACAATAACTTGTAATGATATTTCAAGTTGTGTTACGTTCAATCCGTCAAATAAAAAATTTCAAACACAAGGGCCTGTTAGTTCAAGTGCACGAACACATAGTTTAAAATACGGATGTATTGATGGTGTTTCGTGCAATAGAAGAGTGTCAATAAACAACTGTCCTAGTAATTTGTCTCTTTATGAATGCGCCTCGTTAAAAAATTTACTAAATAATCCGAGTTCTGTGTGTGTGGGTTGTATAAATGATCCTGCTTCAATACGCAGAAAACGTATTAGAATACTAAGATAGGCTAATAGCAACTAAACTCTTTATTTATAGTAAATTGATGTTTTTTACACCAATTAATGGATTTGTGTATATTAGAAATTAGAATAGTATTTAATTTTGTAAAATACTCGTTTATGTTATCATCATTATGATAATGATAATGATTATTACTATGATTATTATTAATTATAATAGTGGAATTATTGTTGGAATTATCTTCAATAATACTATTATCATTATATGTTATACTTTTACTAGATATATATAAATATTTAAATAATGAAGAATATTCCTTATTAATTACATTATATTTAATATTCAATATTTTTAACTCTTTAATTAAATTTAATGTACTACTTATATTTTCCAGTTGTTGTTCTCCATAAATGGCATTAATTTCTTGAATTTTTGTAAGAAAATGCTTATTAAGTTCTAAGCTAAATAAACTTGAAATAGAATCAATATTATTTATAATTAAATCAAAATTTTCTATAATGTTTGTTATAATTTTTTTGTTATTGTTTTTATAATTAATACAAATTATATATTTTTCTGAATTAGCAACCCTGCTTGTATTTGGCTTAAATATATATACATTTTCATATAAATTACATAATAAATATATTATTTCTAATGTTTTATATTTAAAAATATCAAAAACTTTTAATATAAAATTGCCTCCTGTTTTTTGCATTATTAGGGCAAAAAAAATTTGCGATAATATTAATTTAAAAGATATATCTTCTTGATTATTAAAATCATTTGAAAAATCAAATCCTCCATCTCCGGTAATATAATCCATAGAATTATAGTATTTTTTATAGCAATAAGTCAAATTTTCTTTTAAAAACAAATCACCTGTTTTAGAAGCACCATATTCGATAATAATATTTGGATTATTATTAAGTAATTGGGACGCTCTTTTCCAAGATGGAATATTTATATCATCACTTAATAATGTCATACCATAATATAAATCGTCTTTATTATGTCTTACATAATTAAATGCTTCAATAAATCCACCTGGTCCTTCTGCTAAATGAAATGATCTTATTTTAGTTTTTTCAGTTAAAAAACTAAAAGTATCCACAATTTCTATCATTTTAAAAAATGCACGCGATAAAGGCTTATATTTACATAACGAAAATTTGTAATTTGGAACACAACTATGTATATATTCATATGGGTTCGTTATTTTTTTTATAATGTCCCAATATTCAGAATAATTATTAATAACTTCTTTTAATGCTATTAAATAATTATATAATGACGGACATATAATAGCACTATTTTTATTTTCACTATTTTCACAATTTTCACTATTTGTTACTTGTGATTTGTATAGTATATTAAAATCTAAATTATTATTATTTAAATTGGGCAAGTTCAAATATGTCATAACTATTTATATTATTCACTTAGTAAGTATAGAAAAATAGTTTTATATATTTATTTACAAAACTATAAAACTATAAAACTATAAAACTATAAAACTATAAAACTATAAAACTATAAAACTATAAAACTATAAAATATTTTAATTAAAGAATTTGAGTGCTAATGCTAATAATAGCCTTGCTTTTAAACTTTCTTTATTTCTGCTTTTTGTGATTTCTTAGTTTCTGCTTTTTCTAATTTCTTTATTTCTGCTTTTTTAGATTTTTCAAGCTCTTTTGCCAACTTTTTCTCTTGTGCTAATTTTAACTTTAGTTCGTCTTTTTCTTTCTTCTTATCTAGTGCTAATTTGATTTTTTCATCAATTGAAATTTTTACTGTTTGACTATCATCCTTAAGTTGTGGTATTAATTTTTCCTCTGCTTGAGTTTCAAGTAAATATTTTTCTGCCAATTTTTTTGATTTTGCAGCTATTGATGTAACTTGTTGTTCTTCTATTTCTTTATCGATGACTTCAAAATCTTCAACATCATCTAATGCTGATTCTTTTTCTTCTACTTCTAATGCATCATCTTCATTAGCAACATTTCTAATTTTTTTGAATACAAAATAATTATTTAAAAATGAAATTTGCTTTTCTTCATCGCTTATAATATTTGCAGAACCTATTTTTTTCAATAAATTATTATTTTTTTTCAGCTCAATCATCATAGAGTTATATAATTGTTCAAATGAACCATAACTATTGGGTAAATTTAATATACTATATTCTTTTTCTGTTAAAAGCACAAATCCGTTTTTTTCCATAATATGAATAAAATACTTAAAATTTACTAAATATTCTGTAAATGTCTTGTTAATAGATTCTTGGTAAATTTCGATAGCATAACCCAGGCTAGTTTCATCTTCCATAAACTCACTAATATCATATCTTTTAGTAATTTGCCAAATTTTCTTAGTATTTTTAAATATGCTGATTGATTCATTTACAGGAGTAGAATATAGCATATTAAATATTTTTTGTCCATCATAACAAGTCCCTATAAAATAACCTTCTAATAGTGTTGAGTGTTTTAAATTATTAATAAATTCTTGCAAAATCGCTTTGCTTTCAAACATATAATGAAGAGCAAATTGTATAGAACTAATATTGAAACCATTTTTCGCTATTCCATAATTATTATATACTCCTTTGCCTAATAAAATTTCATTCTTTGTCCCTTCACCATATAAGGCTTTCATTATTTGCTTTGTTTTATCTTCATAAAAAGCAGCTCCAGTTTTAATATTTTTTGAACTATTTGCATGTAAAAATAGTGCCCTTGGTATTAAATCAAATTTTTGAGCATAATTTAAATAACGTGCACAAACTCCATCCAATCTATTTTCAATATTATCTTTGCTTATATCTAATCCTAATACAAAACTCAAGTTTGCGGCTATCCATTTGGGTAAATCACCTCCTTTTCCAACTGCATAATCTATTAGTGTATATCCTGCTCTTGAAACATTCTTAATTAACATATGTTTTACATATAAATTATGAAAATCTCGAAGTGATTTTGTTTCAGATGTTTGGGAGTTTCTATTATAATACACATCATCATCATTATTAATTGTTACACCATTTCCTGTTGTTAAAATGTCTTCACTTATTGGATTATGAATGGATTGCCAATTTGAGTTTGCGGTATGATATGCATTACCGAAGTTTTTAACTCCAGAACGCAATTCGGATGTTTTATCTGAACGCACGCGTAGTGGTTCCCATCTCCACATTTCTGGTTTAGAACTATCATATGCAAATTCTACAATAGTAGAATCTTCAATTTCCTCGCCTTCTAAAGTATAAATTTTAAAATTGTTTGAATGGTCTAATTTTCCTAATATATTACATAATCCAGCATTTATAGAGCTTGGATTTGTTGGGTAAAATCGTGCTGGTTTATAACTATTTTCATAACTTTCTTTACTATCGCGCTTAATTTCATTATTCAATATATTATTAAACGGATTAATATAACCATGTTTTTTTTCATCAAAACCAACATTTAAAATTAGAGTATAATAATTGTTTACTTGGTTATAATGTTCTAAATTTGATCCTTCATTATTTAATGAACCTATGTAATTTTCACCAAACTCATTTTTTTTGAATTTAACAAGAAAATCAATAGTATTATAGCGTGGGGGTTTCCATTTAAAAGATTCATTCCAAGTCACTTTATAATTGGGCGCTTTAATATTAACTGTTTTAGAGCTTACACCTGTATTTGCGGGTGTAAAAATTAAACCATCTGTATTATATTCATATAGGCCAGAGTTAATATTATTTAATATTGTAGCACAGCCATTAAATATATGAGGTCCGTAAAATTTCTTTACAGTTATTTTAAGTGGAAGTGTTTTATTGCCTGTAATACTCATTAAATCTAATGATGCTATTATACTTTTTAGTAATACTAGACGATAATCATTTTTTGTTGTAGATTTAGGAGTAGGGGACACGGTAGTTTCGTCTGTTTGATCTGTTTTTTCTGTTTTTTCTGTTTTTTCTGTTTTTTCTAAATTAATAAATGGCAAACCAGTAACATCTTTTCCACCAAAGTAATATACATCAAAACACGCAAAAGTATTTATATAGGTGCCTTTTTTATTATGTAAAATATGTTCTCCATCAATAATCGAGTTAAACAATTCTTTTTTTGCGCTAATACAACCTGTAAATTGCAAACTCATAGTTGTAGCAATAAAATATAATTTGCCACTTGAAGAAATATATAATAATTTTCTAGCTCCATCTGCTTTATCTGTAACAGTATAGTTTTTCCTAATATTTGGTATTGAATTATTTGTTTCATTTATTTCAGATTCAGGTAAAATATTAATCATTTGCAAAGTGGTTGAAGAAGGACCAATAAAATCCTTAATATTTACTTTCATATTAGGTCTATAACCTGAACCTTTAATTATCGTTAAATATTCATTATAAACACTATTTTGTTCACTTAATGTAATAGGATAATTTGTTTCCTGAAGACCAATCAATATATATTTAATAACTTTTCGCAAATTAGTATACAAATATTCTTTTGTATATAAAACTTTATTACTATTAATAATAGTATTATTTAACTCAATTTCTACTTCAAAGTTTTCTAATGAGTTAAAAACTTCCGAGTCTTTTATATTAAATTGTTCTATAAATCGACCACCCTTTGTTTTAGATGTTTTAACAATCGAACAATGGATTAAAAAGGGATATGTGGGATGCACATATTCATAGCGTTTAATATATCTAAAGATTTTTTTTGTTGAGTTCCATTTTTCATACATTTCTTCAATTAGTGGATTATTTCTTGAATAGACTTTTTCTATTTGGTAACTTACTCGAAAATTATAGTCGTCAAAATCTAACGGCATTAACTGATTTTTGTCATCTTTATAATAGCTTTTTTCTATAAAACTAAGATTGGTTTCATCTACTATTCCTGATAAATTATCCATTTTGCAATAGCTTTGAATATTGGGTAATCCGGTTATTTGTGTCCTTATTGGCATGCTATTAGTATTTATAATTTTTAAATAATAATTTTCATTATTTAATATAAAATCATAATTTAGCAAACTTTTAATTAGATTGTAAAAATCTATTTTATTTATATTTTTTATTTGTTTTGTTCCAAAACGGATTTCAAATTCTGGAACATTTGTATCACTTAATCTTGAATAACTTGATAAATAAGTCTCAATATAAGCAATAAATTGTTTGCTTAATTCATTTTTTTTTGTTTCACTTGATTCGCTATCAATTGTTGGATTAGCAAACATAACTAATATATATTAATAATTATATTTAATATATTATTAATATCAATTTTGTTAGTTAAATAATTATTATAAAATTTTTATAATATTTTTATTATATTTTTATAATATTTTTATTATATTTTTATAATATTTTTATATAATAATTATATAATAAATAGAGTATGAGAAAGTATAAAAATACATTAAAAAAAAAATATAAAAATATAAAACATAAGAAATATAGAACTTATCAAAAAAAACAGCATGAAAGAAATAGATATCAAATTGGATGTTCTAATGTTGTAAAAAAAAATATGACAGGCGGTGGATATAATGTGCTTTCTCAACCATTTGAAAATGTAGGATATACTATTTTTGATACTATTAACAATACTTATAATAATTTTTTTGGATATACTCCGCAACCAATTTCAGATACTAATTATCAACCGTATTTACTATAAATCATTTAAAACTGATTTAATATACTTTATTATATATTATATATTATAATATATTATATAATATATTATATTATAATATAATATAATATAATAATGGCATATATTGACAAATTTTCGAAAGATTTTAGGAATCTATGCACCCCCGCATTTATATATTTATTTATATCCGTAATTATTTTTATTGTAATTGCAGTTCAAAATTTTGGCAATACAACTAAATATTGTGTAGGCACTTATGAGTGTAATATACCGAACACATATTTAATGTTTATATTTAAAGCTATTTATATTTTATTTTGGACGTTTATATTGAATTCGCTATGTAAAGCTGGTTATAAAGAAGTTTCGTGGTTTTTAGTGTTATTACCTATAATTTTATTGTTTATTATATTAGGCTTAATAGTAGTTTCTTATTCACATGTATATTAAATTATTAATAATCATATTAACATATAAAATATTAACATATAAAATATTAACATATAAAATATTAATATTAATTAATACTACTAATATTAATGTCAACAAAAGAACCTAAAACAACAATAAAAACAACAACAACACCAAAACTAATTAATGAATCAAAAAAATTATACGATGATGATGATGATGACACTACAGAAGTAAGTGCTTCATTTAAGCACGAAGAGTTAGGGTGGTTAGTAATTGATAAATTTTTTGCAAATGACCCAAATCTGTTGGTGAAACATCATTTAGAATCATATAACGATTTTTTTAATAACAAAATTCATAATATTTTCAAAGAAAAAAATCCAATATTGATTATGAAAGAACAAAATGACACAACAAAAGAGTATAATTATAGGGCAGAATTATATATTGGTGGTGTTGACGGGAAACGTATATATTATGGAAAACCAATTATATATGATGACCACAGAGAACATTTTATGTTTCCTAATGAAGCTCGTTTAAGAAATATGACGTATGCCATAACAATACATATTGATGTAGAGGTGGTTTATAAAATAGTGAATGAATTAGGAGAATTACAAGAAACAACTAGTTTATTAGAAAAAATTTATTTAGGAAAGTTTCCTATTATGTTAAACTCCGATTTATGTGTTTTAAATAGTCTTGACCCGCTTGTTAAATTTAATATGGGCGAATGTAGGAATGATTATGGTGGTTATTTTATTATTGATGGTAAAGAAAAAGTATTAATAAGTCAAGAAAAGTTTGCTGATAATATGTTGTATATTAAATCGGATTTTAATGAGTTATATAGTCATTCAGCAGAAATACGTTCGGTTTCGGAAGATGCGTCAAAACCAATCAGAACATTAAGCATAAGAATATTACGTCCCGATACTAAATATAGCAATAAACAAATATTGGTGAATGTTCCAAACATTCGAAAACCTGTACCGCTATTTATTTTAATGCGCGCATTAGGGGTTTTGAGTGATAAAGAAATTATTAAAATATGTTTATTAGATTTAGAAAAATATGAAACTTATATAGCACTTTTTATTCCATCAATATATGATGCTGGAAATATTTTTAATCAAGAAGTTGCTCTAAAATATTTGGCAACCTTTACAAAAGGTAAAACGCTATCACATGTTTTAGAAATATTAATGGATTATTTTTTGCCACATATTGGAGAGAACAATTTTATTAATAAAGCATTCTTTTTAGGTCATATGGTTAAAGAACTATTGCAAGTTTATAAAAATGACAAACCACCAACAGATCGTGATAGTTTTAAATTTAAAAGAGTTGAGTTAGCGGGAACTCTTATATATGATTTATTTAAAGAATATTATAGCTTACAACAAAAACACATATTTCAAAAAATAGACAAAGAATATTATTATAAAAAAGGACTCTATCAAAATGACTTTATTGGATTAATTGAAAATAACTATTTTGAATACTTTAAAGAGCGTATTTTGGAAACAGGTTTTAGAAAAGCGTTTAAAGGAAATTGGGGAGCAGAAGAGCATACAAAACGCTTAGAAGTCGTCCAAGATCTAAATCGTTTATCGTATAATTCATTTTTGTCTCATATGCGCAAAATAAATTTGCCTCTTGATTCAAGTGCAAAAATAATAGGACCGCGTTTATTACATTCTACACAGTGGGGTATTATTGATCCAGTTGATACTCCTGATGGGGGTAATGTTGGATTACATAAACATATGTCTATCGGGTGCTGCATAACAAGTGGTTATTCTAGTAAACCACTTATTGAATTATTGCGAACAGTATTTTTTATGGAATTGTTAACAGAATGCACTATTGAATATATTGCATTATGCACAAAAGTCTTTGTTAATGGTGCATGGGTTGGTATTGTAACCAAACCGGTTGAAGTGCTTGAATTATTAAAAAATTATCGTAGAATTGGATTGTTACCTATTTATACAAGTATAAGTTGGTCTATAAAAGATGATATAATTTATATTTATAGCGATTCTGGAAGATTAACTAGACCTGTTTTTTATGTAAAAAATAATGCAATTTCTTATGAAACTAAATTTATATATGCTAAATTGTTGGCTCGTGATTATAATTTTAATGAGTTGTTAATTGGTTTTAATCCATTAAAACTATTGAATAAAGAAAAAAAAGAGCTAGCAATTAATTTAAATGATTTTATGAAGCTTAATAAAGTGTTTTTTCATTATAAAGATTTATATGATAAATCTCCGCATGGCGATGATGTGTTTGATGATTTAATGCAAAAAGCCGGAATAATCGACTTTCTAGATACATCAGAAACAGAAACATCGCTAATAGCCATGGATGTTGATCATATTAATAAATTTACTAGTCATATTGAAATACATCCATCTTTAGTATTAGGCATTATGGGAAACCAAATTGTGTTTCCTGAAAATAATCAATTGCCCCGTGATTTATTTTCTTGTGGTCAAAGTAAGCAAGGTGTTAGTTTATATAATACAAATTATCAAAATCGGATTGATAAAATGGGAGTTGTTTTAAACAACGGACAAATCCCACTAGTTAAAAGTCGCTATTTAAAATATATTTATAACGAAGAACACGCTTATGGCGTAAATGCTATTGTTGCGATTGGTTGTTATGGTGGTTATAATGTTGAAGATTCAATATTATTTAATGAAGGTTCAATAAAACGTGGAATGTTTAATACTACTTACTTTAATATGTATGAAGCATACGAAGAAAGCAGCAAAGTGGCAGGTTCTAATGTTGACTCTAAATTTGTAAATGTTGAAACTTTAACTGTTATTGGAAAAAAACCAGGGTATGAATATAATCATTTAGATAGTAATGGATTAATTAGAGAAAACACCGAATTAGATGATAAAAAAGTTGTTATTGGAAAGGTTAAAAATAATTTAGCTAATCCAAATAATTTTATAGATGCATCAGTAACACCAAAAAAAGGACAATTAGGCTTTGTAGACAAAGCATTTATTACAGAAGGCGAAGAGGGATTTAGAATCGCTAAAATTAGAATTCGCGAAGAACGAATTCCCGCACAAGGTGATAAATTTTGTAGCAGATGCGGACAAAAAGGGACAGTAGGGTTAATTATACCCGAAGAAAATATGCCATTTACTAGTGAAGGAATAAGACCTGACTTAATAATTAACCCCCATGCATTACCAAGTCGTATGACGATCGGACAATTAGTCGAAACATTAATGGGTAAAGCATGTTCTCATTATGGTGGGTTTGGTGACTGCACAGCATTTGTAAATAAAGGTCCAAAGCATGAAATATATGGCTCATTATTGCAAAATATTGGGTATAGTTCTACTGGAAATGAGCTATTATATAATGGTGAAACAGGAGAACAAATAAGTATGGAGTTTTTTATTGGACCGTGTTATTATTTACGTCTTAAACACATGGTTAAAGATAAAATAAATTATCGCTCACAAGGTCCACGGACTTCGCTAACTCGACAAACAGTTCAGGGCAGAGCAAATGATGGTGGTCTTCGTATTGGTGAAATGGAGCGGGATAGCATAATTTCACATGGTGCAAGTAGTTTTTTGAGAGAGTCTATGTTAACACGAGGTGATGATTATTATATTGCTATATGTAATAATAGTGGGACAATCGCTATTTATAATGAGTCAAAAAATATATTTATTAGTCCTTTTGCAGATGGTCCATTAAAATTTACTGATTCTATGGAAAATTCTATGAATTTGCAAGTAATTAGTAAATATGGAAAATCATTTAGTATTGTGCGAGTGCCGTATAGTTTTAAACTATTGATGCAAGAACTGCAAGTAATGAATATACAAATGCGCATTATTACGGAAGACAATATTGATCAATTAACTTCTATGAACTATTCTAAAACAATTGAAAATATAAAATTAACACAATTAACAGCAAAAGAAAGTAGTGAGTTTGTTAAACGCTACGAAAAACCATTATTATTTCCAGAAACACAACCAATTAGCACAGAAACAATTGTTCAAGAAACAAAAGAAGAACTTGATGATGATGAATCTTCCATAAGCCCTGTATCATTAGAAGCAGCGCGGGTTGCCGAAGAAGCATATAAAGATTATATGGCCGCGGAAGCGCTTGAAGATGCTGAGGAAGAAGAAACTTATAAACCACCTATTAGTTTTGATAAAGTAAATACATCACCTATCGAATTAGAGGATGTTATTAGTATTCCACCAAGTTCAACTAACCCAGAAATAGTGCAAGCCAAAGAACCTGTTTTAGAAGAAGTGACCGACACGTTAATACAACCAAGTTCTGAGCCGGAAAATGCAAATGGAGAAAATAGTGAAACTAATAGTAATAAAGTTATTACAATAAAATATGATGGGCAATAAATTAATAAAAAATTAATAAAAAATTAATAAAAAATTAATAAAAAATTAATAAAAAATTAATAAAAAATTAATAAAAAATTAATAAAAAATTATTTAAAATTAATAAAAAATTATTTAAAATTAATAAATTAAAATTAATTTTAAATATAATTGATATAATAATAAAATTTAATACTATATTATAAAGCTAAAATAGTATGTCAAATAGTACTATAATTAGTATTTACAATTCGCGAAAAAATTTATTAGAAATATTGGAAGAACGGGGATTTTCAATTGCAAATTATTCAAATTTTAGTATTACTGATGTGGGTATTTTGGCTGATAATAATCAATTAGATATGTTATTAGAAAATCCAGCAACGAGCCAAAAAATCTATGTTAAATATTATGTAACAAAGTTAATAAAACCCCAAAATATTTATGATATTGTAGAAGACTTGTTTCATTTAGAATCAATATTAGAAAAAAAAGATGATCTAATGATTGTTATTAAAGATGAACCAAATGATACATTATTAGAAAATATAAAAGATATTTGGGTTACTGAAAAGATTTATATTTCATTAGTAAATATAAAAAGACTACAATTTAATATATTAAAACATGTCTTGGTTCCAAAGCATACAATATTAAGCGAAACTGAAAAAGAAATGTTTATGAAAAAATATAATATTTTAGACAATACACAAATTCCTGATATATCATATTTTAGTCCAGTTGCAATTGTGATTGGACTACGACCAAATAGTATTGTTAAAATTGAGAGATCTAGTCGAACCTCTATTAATTCTGACTTTTATAGAATTTGTAAAATATATTAAATAAAGTTAATATATAGTATATATTAATAATGACAAGTGCTAATACTAATTTTTATCAATTTGATGGCTGTTATAGCAGACCTAGTTTTAGTTCTTTTGATGCATCGTTAAATTTATCATATAATAATACTTTAGTATCAAGTGTTGCTGAATGCCAAGCAGAAGCTATACGAGTAAATGCTGATTTTTTTTTTATGAATGATATATCTTCAGTTAGTAGTACAAATAATAGTAGTAATTGTTATGTTCCAAAACAATTAAGTTCAAACTTGGGTTCAATTATAAGTGAAAATACTAGTCTTCAGTTATTTACTAGTTTATTTGGTACAACAAGCGGAACAACTGTTAGTGATACTTGTAATAATATGATGTTTAGAAGAACTCCTATTAATAATCCGGCGCTTCAAAAATGTTTTAAATATACACTAGACGATCAAGTGTATGCTCCAAAAAATAAGTATGCTTACTATAAAAAACCCGTTTTAAACGAGAGAAATATGCAAATAACGGCTAGTCTACGTACTCGTCCTACTAGTTATTATGCTAGTCAAGCGAAACTTAACGAATTGGCGTCATATAAAGAGTTATTATATATTAATGAAAGAAATCTTGAATCGAGTGGTCCGCTTTATATTGCATTTAAAAATTTTATATGTAGTCCAACACGTGAAAAAGAGAGATTATTTGATACTCAACTAGCAAATCTACAATCTAAATATACTAACTTAATAAATCATTTAGATACTATTAGTACTGATTTATCAAGTATAAATCTTTTGAAAGCTGATACTAATAATAATTTAATGGCATTAGATGCTAGAATTGCTATAAAAAAACAAGAGCTAAATAACTTATTGGGTTCTGGTGGAGCAAATAATGGAAGATTAAGCGATAATGTTTTTTTAACACAATTTAAAATAATAGAAAATAGCATATTATTAATAATCATGATAATAGCATGTTTTGTGTATTATAGAACTAGAAATTTCAAATCCATTACTATGAATGCAGTAATAAATACCAATCCTCCATTAATTAAATAAATAAATTTATACACAATTTTTTCATTCAAAATGAATTAAATTATTTAATTTAATATTTTATTATATTAATTATGAATAGTACAGAATTAGATTCTATAAGTGAAGATGATATATTTCTGGATATTAATCAAAGTAATACTTTATTAAGCAATAAAAATTTATTGGAAAAAACACAAACTTCTAAAAATGTTGTTTCTTATATGTCTATTGTCGACTCAACCGATTATTTAGGATGTATTAATAATAATTGTAGTAAAATTGAGTGTAATTGCAAGCCAAACGAGAGATGTGAGTGTTCAGAATCACAGTATAGAGTTAAAGATTATAATAACAACACCATGACTAAGTCTAACTCTGATTCTAATATTAATAATAATTCTATAAATAGTTTTACATCAAAACTAATTGATTTCTTATTTGTAATAATATTAATAATACTGATCACTTATACTGTATATAACAAAGCAGCTAATTATTTAATATATTGTTTAGGAATTACATTAGTTTATATTTTTTACAAAATGTATTCTATTAATATGTAATAATTTTGAAAGCTAGCTAATTTTTATTTTATTTTTATAATGTGTGTTAATATATTTTAACGAATTTAATAAAATATATTAACATATTAACTAAGAAATCATGAAAATGAAATTTAATAATAAATTTCCTTATTTTAGCGCAAATTTAAGTAAAAATGCAAATGCAAATGCAAATGTAAATGCAAATGCAAATGCAAATGTAAATACAGATACAAAAAATATATTATCTGTTTTTTTTATAATTATTATAATTGCTTTAAACATAGTTTTAATAAATATATTTACATATAATCCAAAAGTGTTGGATTATAATAGCATTATTCAATCTAATAATGTAATAGAAAATTTTGATACAGAAAAGTATATAGATGTATGCAAGAATAAAAAGACACAATTTTATGATATTAATACTTCAAAACTCACAAATGAGTTTGAGGTTTCAAATAATTCAGAATGTGAATTATTATGTGACCAAGCAAATTGTGATATTTTTTTATTAAAAGATATAAGTAATTCAACTAATAAAAAATGTGGATTATTTACTGATATTTCGGGTTCATATGATACAGATTTACCATTAAATTGTGAATCTAATATATTACCACCAAATGAGTATGGTGTTTATAACGGTTATGGATTTGTAAATAAGTTCTATTTTAAAGATAATAATGACGCATTCAAATATATTGACAGATATTTAGAAGAAACCGAATATATTATTGACGATTTATCCTATATAAGTTATTTACATAAAACAGCAAGTAGTTTAGATTTAACAAATAGTAATGGTAGAAATTATTATGACTATTTACAAGAACTTAAACTCCGTGCTTATAATAATCTTTTGAATGTTATTAATGATGTCAATTATCGCATATTTTATAGTAGCAAAAATATTTTATTTACTGATTTATTTAATAAAGTATTAAGTCAAAATGAATCAAGTGGAAATATATTGATGGCGCAAAAGAGAGATTTATCATTTGTTAATTTAATAGGCAAGTCGGATATAATAGATAAAAATTCTGAAATATTAGAGAATAAGCAAAATACATTATTTACAAATTATAAATCAATAAATGGAATATATTTGATTTTATTCATTATAATGGTATTGACAATATTATTTTTGATTTTATATTATGCAAATATAATAAGCGAATTTTTAATCATGTGTTATTTTATTTTTGTTATTTTACTAATATTATTTATAAATAATATTGTAAAAATATAAAATACTATGCTATACGTCGACCCATTAGGAAAAGTAACAGAAATAAGTAATGCTAATAATCATATTAATAACTTAAAAAATAACACTATGTTATATGATGAGAAATTAAAAGATTCTCAAAAAAATTCTTATACTAATAATATACTTTTTACAATTTACTCTGTATTGCTTGTAATTTTTATTTTGATGGCACTAGTTTTATTAAGGAAATTACATATATAATATACATTATTTTATAATCTTATATTATAATCTTATAATAAAGTATATATGACGTCTGTTGGAATTAGTAATAGTTTATTAGTAGATATAATAAATAATTCCCAAGTATATACAGCTCCAAATTTGATAGAAAAAGAAATTAATAATGCAGTTAGTGAATTCTTGATAAAAAAAGACAATATTTTTACAAACATATTAAGTGATTATATGATAAATAATGAACATGGACAAGATTCAACCCTTAAAAATGTGTATGAAAAACTGGATCAGAGCAATAAAAATAAACTTAGACATATTGAAATAATTAATTATAACGATAAAATTAACAAAGAATATTTAAACATTATATTAGTAATAATATTTGTATGTATTATTATTATTCCAATAGCGATTGCTAATAAAAATGGAATTCTTCCAAATAGTATAACACTAGTAATTTTAGTAACATTATTGTTTTTGGCAAGTTGCTATATTTTTTACAAATTTATTGATATTTACATGAGAGATAATATAAATTTTGAAAAAATTCGCATTCCTTATGATAGAACCGCCACACAGCTTGAAAAAGATGGGACAATCGTTAAAAAGAAAAATCCTTTGACGTCATTAACTTTAACCTGTGTAGGTCAAGATTGTTGTGATGGTTCTATGGTTTATGATTATGCTAAAAATAAATGTTTAATGACTGAAAATTTTGATAACTATTTTGAAAAGTTTCAAAATAACAACACTATTACCGAGTCATTTGGACCAGGATGTGGTAAAGACCATCTTATACAAAGCTCATTTAGTAGATCAACTAGCACAGTATATAATGTTCCTTTAAATATTCCACCATTAACTTAATGTATTTTAACGTTGTATAAATGTTGTTTAAACATTCTTAAAAAAATAACAAATTTTTTACTTTTTAAATTTAGTATATTAATTAAATTTAAATGATTAAATTATTTGTATAATATATTGTTTTATATTAGTTATTATAAAGTATGGGAAATAAACCTTCACGACCTAGAGACGATACTTGTTATGAGTGTAATTGTGAGCGCGTTATGCCTCTAGTTATAAAAGAATGTTGTGAATCAGTAAGTAATGGTGCAGAAAACACATTTTTAACAGCTGTTGATGAGATGCTTGGGCCAAATGCAAGTTTAGTAACAACTGCATTAAATGAAAATGATTGGACTACTACTTTTAGTGGTTATGTGGGAAATATTAGAACACAAGATGCTACTAATATTGAACCTATGTCTGAAAAATGTAAAGATCTTAATTATTGCGATTGTGACTCTGCTGCTACAAATATTATAGCACAATGTAAAGCTGGTGCTGAACAAGCAGAGGATACTATTGCTGATATAATAAAAGAAAATAGCGATATATTTGTCGGCATGAATAATGCGGCAAATAGCGTAATTAATAATACTGTAGATGCACCTCCTTCAACAAGTTTAAATACTTGGGTAACAAAATATTTTAGTTCAACTCGCACAAATAATGTTGAATCATATCAAGATCTTGGTTTATATAGCTTTGTAAGACAATCATTAGAATCTAGACATCGCGCATTTAAAAATACTGCTCGTTTTGCCGAGGACTGTAAAAATAATGCAACACAGTCAATAAGACAATTTTTAACAGATGAAGTTAATGATTTAAATAAATTATACAACTATTATTTAATATTTGTAAATGATCATAAAACATTAACGTTAGATAGAGGTTCTAATAATGATATTATTAGTGGTAAAGTTAGTATTTTAGAGAATTTACAAAGAAAAATAGATAAGTATAAAGCATCCTTACATATTGATGCTAGGAAAAATATATATTTAGTATCCAATTATGATTTATATAAAAATATCTATTTTTATTTTGTTATTATATACTACAGTTTATTTGTATTATATTTAATATTTTCTAAGTTTATACCCGAAAAGCAATATACAAATAGAAGACACGTGTTAATATTGTTTATATATTTAATTATTCCTATAATATTGTCTTATTTAATGAATTTAACATATGATGCATTTATTTATTCTTTAGAATATTATAATATGAGAGATGAGACACAAACATATGAATCATTAATAGAAAAAATTGTATAAACTATTATATTATTTTATTTGAATATAAAATAATATAAAATAAAATAATATAATACTTATTTTACTCAACCAATTCTTCATTATCGCTTTCATTATTATAATTTATAATAACATTATACCATTTTCCACGCTTATTTTTTCCATATTGTTTATCCATATAATCTGTTATTTCTTTTCCATTTGGTAAAGATGCCCGTCCATAATTCATCGTATACCATGTTCTAAATTCTTCAATTAATTCTGTCTTCTTGACTATTCCTTCGCGTAATCGAGTAATTTTCTCTTTTGCAAACTCAGTCAAATAATCTTGTGCTTCACGATAATTATCACTAACAGAAGTTACTATTTTAGCATCTTTGACTTTGCCATCTGTTTTATATGCTATACTAACTAATTTGGACATTAAAATTGGTGCCCATAATGTGAATTTTTCATCGATTTTTTGATCGATTAAATATTGATATGGAAAATTAGCTTTTGGAAATTTGTCCTCGTTTTCATATGGAGCATCTGTAAATTTTGACATAAAATCACAAATACGAATGCGGCGCCAAGTTCCATCATCGTTAGTATTAATATCAAATAATACATTTGTGCATACAACTAATTTGAATTGGGGCGTGAATGTTACACTATCTTTAAATAATGCTCGTGCCTGAATAGGATCTCCTCCAGTAATTTCCTTCATAATTCCTTCATTAATAACATCACCTTTACTTGGTTCTTGCATAACAGCATATCTCACTCCCATTAATGCAACTACTTCAGATGATGTTGAACCGATTGAGTTGCGTGATTGTGTAATTAGTGTAATAGGAACAGTCGCTTTATAATCTCCTAAACATCTACTCATTAATTCAACCAATTTTGATTTACCGTTACATCCACTACCCGTATAAATATTAAATGTTTGATTGTCATTTTTTCCAATCAATATTGAGGCTAAATGTTCCCACATATAACGACGAAGTTCTTTATCGGGAAACAATTCATCAATAAACTTATTTACTTCATTAATAATTGGGTCATAATAACCATTACTTAAATCAATACACGGAATATAGTCAATATTTGTGGATTTGGAAATATAATCATCTGGCTTACCTTTTCTATGAGTTTTTGATTTAAAATCAATTACATAATTATTAAAGCACATCAAATAAGGATTTGCGTCTAATTTGGTCATGAAGTTTTTATCATAAAATAGTTCCTTAGCCTCTTTCATAATATTATTTTTCCAACTTGTTGTTTTTAATAATATACATACATCTCCTATTTTTGCAGAGCGAGTTTTTAGAGTTTCTGTATTTTCATCATTATTTTCTTTCTTTGTAATCGTTTCAATTAGTTCATGTGATTTTTTACAATAAATATCATGCATAGTTTTAGATATTAATAATCGTAATGTGCTACCTGAATCAATTTCATGCCATTTATGATTTTTATATTCATACCATTCGTTATTTTTAATACTTACACATACAAATTGATCTTTAAATAATTGGTATAATACAACCGCCAAATCAAATTCGGCCACTTTATCTTTTTTAATCATAGTATCCAGAGTTTGATCTATATAATAACTAATTGTTTCTTTGCGGATTTTATCATAGTCGTCATAATTGTCGGTTTTTGCCCAAAACATAATAGAACGATTTGTTAAGCCATCGTTGTTTTTAACATCAAACTTGTTCCATAAACTATATAGTTCATTAACTTGTGAAAAATTGAAAGTTTCACACCGTGAACTGAATTTTAACCATGTTAAAAATAGCTTTTCATGAGTGTTTTTAAGTGCCCAACCTACTCTAATCCATTTATTATATGAACCACATGTATAGTAATTTTTAGGCAAAATCATAGTAAATTCATGCGTCTCTTTTATTTCATAATCACTATTTGATATTTCATCCATAAAACTTGCAATTAAACTATCTAATGTTGAAGCATTATCTATTTTGCTGAAATCATACATATTTGTGTCTATTTTAGTCGAAACAACATTTATTGTTGCTTTGCGTTGTTTTACATTTAGTTGTTGTTTTTCATAATCAATTTGTTTTAATAAATTAATATTGTTTGTTAGTTCAAACATTTGATGTTTGTTATAACGAGCGCTCATTAATGGTAAGTGTTGTTGTATATTAATTTTGGAAACAGCTACTTCTTTAAAATCCCAGGTTTCTTCTTGGCCGAGTTCTAGGTCTTCTTTTAAATATGTTAATTCATAATAATAACTTAAGCTATATGCTTTATGTTCTGGCTTTCTTGAACCATAAACTTGCCAATTAACAAATCCTTTTGTTACACCCTCATCAAATACATCATCATAAGTGTTTGTATTTTTAATATTATCCCAAATATTACCAATTTCTTCAATAACCATTTTTCGCAAAACACATTGATGTGATTTATCCATTTTAATATTAAATATAAGATGAATTCCATCTTTTACTTTGTCTTCACATATATTTACATCTGGTTTTTCCAATATATATACATTTACTATTGATTTATTTGGTATAGCATATAATAAGTTTAATTTATTAGCATATAATGCTATTAAATCAATAATATGATTTTTATTATGTTGTCGACTATTAACACTTGTGTCATACCGTAAATCAATATCTACCAATAATGGTCCGTCTTCTATTAATTGTTTTTCTGTCAAATATTCCTTATTTTTATTTTCAAAAACATGACTATAATAATTAGCCCAAAACTCCTCAATATTTGTAATATTATAACTGCCAGCAAATATCGGAGTAATATTTGAATTTTCCTCTAATTTTTTTGTGCCAATTTTTGTATGTGTTATAACACCCCCTTTTTCTGACTTGTTAGAAGCTAAATAATCATCCCATTTGGATGGTGTTATTTTAGTAGTCTTGTTACTACTTGTCATAATGTTATATTATTTATAATATATACTATATTTTTATTTCAATTTTTTATAATATTATTTATATTTATAATATAGTATTAAAAGAAAATTACTAATATTACTAGTATTATGCATACAAATAATTGCGCAATTAAAAGAATAGCAAAAGATGTTAAATATATTCTAACAAATGCGGAGTCTTTAAGTAAGGAAAATATATATTATAAACACGATGAAGAAAATGCTTTTAAGGGTTACGCTCTTATAATTGGAAATACTCATTCGCCATATGCTTATGGTTATTATTTTTTTGAATTTACTTTTCCTGAAAATTATCCGTTTGCGCCCCCAGTTGTTAATTATTTAACAAATGATGGAATTATGCGTTTTAACCCAAATTTGTATGCAAATGGAAAAGTTTGTTTATCTATATTAAATACTTGGTCTGGAGAAAGCTGGAGTTCATGTCAATCAATACACTCAATTTTGTTTACATTAGTAACAATATTATGTGACAATCCATTATTAAATGAACCAGGAGTAAAACCGCAACATAATGAATTGAATAAATATAACTATTTAGTATTTTATAAAAATATTGAATTTTCAATAGCTAAAATAATTAATATAATAAATAATGAGGAAAATAACAATAAAAAAATAAGTGCTAATACTATACAAATTATGCGTAAATTTAATATTATTGTAAATAATACTTTTCAGAATAATAAAATACACATATTAGAACTTATAAATGCCAATAAAATTAAATATTGTAATTTTATTGGTTTAAAAGACAAAGAAACAAGTTTTCATATTGTGTGTTATAATCTAAATTTTAATCTTAATTATAGTAAATTATATAATTTAATTAATAATCTATAAAATTGATAAATTATTTAAATAGTATGTTTTATATTATATAACACATTAGTTATGAATTTTTGCGGCACCTGCAATAATATGTATTATATTAAATTAGAAGAAGAAGACTGTGATAAAATTGTTTATTATTGTAGAAACTGTGGGAATGTTGATGACAAAATTTTAGATGTAAATAAATGTATATTGCAAGAAAATATTAATAAAGTAGAAGACAAATACAATATTCATATTAGTAAATATACAAAGTTAGATATTACTTTACCAAGAATTAATTATATTAAGTGTCCCAATAGTATATGTGAAACAAATAAGGAGGGGTTCGATTTAACAAAAAAAGAAATTATATATATTAGATATGATAATATTGCTATGAAATATTTATATTTATGTAGTCACTGTGATTTTATTTGGAAAACAAATTAAAACTTTAATAGTAATTTTATTTTTTAATTTTATTTTTATTTTTTATTTATTTTATTTATTTTATTTTTAATAATAATTGATTTAATTATTATTAAAAATTTTATTATAAATATTTAATTAGTATATTAGCTATAAAATGGAAAATGATAGTGCAATTACAGGTGCTGAAGTTGAACAAACAGAAGTTGATCCAAATGAACCAGATGTTGAAGCGGAAGCAGAACAAGGGATAGGTGAAGATAATATTTCAGATATTGAGGATCCAGATATTGATATTGATCCTGATGCTGAGGACGAAGAAGCAGATGATATTGATGATGACGATGAAGATACTAACGATGATGATGACGATGATGATACAAATTTGTATAAAACTAATGCTGATAAAAAAAAAACTGATTATGATGATAAAAATGGAAAAAAAAATATTTTTGATAGCGAAAAAATTGCATATGGTAAATATGATCAAGAAGTAGAAAATTTAGATGAAACTGATTTTAACAAATTTAATGATGATTATAGGAAAAATCATATATTAAATTTTCACAACGAATGTTTATACAAAAATTTTGATGAAATAAAAGAATTGTGTAAAGTATTGAGAAATAAGTATGGAGTAATTGTAGATGAATTACATAAAACTATTCCATTATTAACAAAATATGAGAAAACAAAAGTATTGGGTATGCGATTAAAACAATTAAATAGTGGATGCAAACCGTATATTAGTACTACTGAAAAAATTATAGATAATAACATAATAGCACAAATGGAACTAGAACAAAAAGTATTGCCTTTTATTATTCAACGTCCATTACCCAATAATACTTTTGAATATTGGAAACTACAAGACTTAGACATTTTATAAAATGTTATTCATCTTTTTATCGATTTCATCTTTTTATCGATTTCATCTTTTTATCGATTTCATCTTTTTATCGATTTCATCTTTTTATCGATTTCATCTTTTTATCGATTTCATCTTTTTATCGATTTCATCTTTT